AGAATTAATAGATTTAGTATATAAAAATCCAACTATACCACCTGATGAAAAAAGACAACTTATAGATCAATCTTATCAAGGTATGATTGATTTAGCTAAAAATGCATTAAATAGAATTAATAATGTAAAAAAATCTACTAATAAACCATTAGAAATAAACATTAATCCAACAAAAGAAGAATTAGGAATTAATTAAATTTTGACATCTTGGCACGAATAACCTAGTAATTTATATATAATTTACCAAATATTCTATTCCAAGATTTAACTAAAAGCTGGCTATAATGCTGGCTTTTTTTTTACCCTAGGACCAAACTTATGACAATATCAACAACTATAATAAAAAACAGTTTCAGTGGAGATGGCTCAACTACAGCTTTTACTTACAGCTTTCCCATAAACTCAACCTCAGAGATCACGGTTATCATCAAAGCCTCAACTGGTGTAGAGACTGTTAAAACTATAACTACCCATTATACCGTAGCCGATGCTGGTGCTAATGGTGGCACAGTCACCTTTACTTCAGGCAATATCCCAGCTTCAGGTGAAACGATTTTATTATTTAGAAACACTACTAAAAATCAAGTGACTGACTTGATTGAAAACGATCCGTTCTTGGCTGAATCTTTGGAAGCCCAATTTGATAACTTGCAAATGCAAGTCCAAGAAGTGTCCGAAGCTGTAGACCGTTCATTCAAAGTAGCAAAATCTAATACCATTACTAATTCTGAAACTACTGCATCAGCCTCAGCTCGTGCTAATAAAATCTTATCATTCGATGCATCAGGTAATGTTGAAGCTACTGCATTAAATAACCTAGATACCTTAACTGAAATGACGGATGTTACTCTATCTAGTCCAGCTGATAACGAAGTGTTGGCATTTGATAGTGGCACAGCTCATTTCATTAACCAAACTCCAGCAGAAGCTAGTCTAGTATCATTGACTGGTACTGAAACTCTGACTAATAAAACTTTAACTTCCCCTGTCATCAACACTGGTGTTTCAGGCACAGCTATACTTGATGAAGATAATCTGGCATCTGACTCAGCTACTCAATTAGCAACTCAACAATCTATTAAGGCTTATGTGGATGCAACTGTCACGGCTGAAGATTTAGATGTATCTGATGGTTCATCAGCTATTGCTATTGATTTAGATAGTGAAGTCTTAGGTATCTTAGGTGGTACTGGTTTAACTTCCGCAGCTTCAGGCAACAATGTTACCTTGACTGTAGATGCAGCTCAAACTGGAATCACATCTTTACTAGCAACTGATATTAAAATAGGTGAAGATGACCAAACTAAAGTTGATTTTGAAACTGCTGATACAATTAATTTCTATGCTGGTAATGAAAAACAATTAGTCTTAACTGATGGAGCATTAACTCCAGGTACTAATGCCATTGTTGATTTAGGTACAGATGCACTTGAATTTAAAGATGGCTACTTTGACGGTACATTAGAAGCTGATGCAATCACTATTGCTGGTACTGCACTTAATACCGTTATTGCTGGAGTGACAGTCACTAATGCAACTAATGCAACTAATGCAACTAATGCTGTAAACTCTACGCATGTATCTGTTGCAGACAATGAAAATACCAATGAAGAAAATTTAATAACATTTATAGAAGATACTTCGGCTACTGGTAATGTGGGCTTAGAATCAGACGGAGACTTTGCATACAACCCAAGTACAGGTACAGTTTCAGCTACAATATTTAAAGGTAATATTGATGCAGTAGATGGTGACTTTGATGGCACATTAGAAGCTGATGCAATTACTGTTGGTGGCACAGCTTTAGCAAGTGTTATTGCTGGAACAACAGTAAATCTTGCTACACTAGCGTCAACTGTTACTATTACAGATAACGAAAACACAAACGAAAACAACGCAATTATCTTTACGGCTGGTGGAGACTTAGACGGTGGTAATTTAGGTTTAGAATCAGATGGTGATTTAAAATACAATCCAAGCACAGGAACATTAAGTGTACCTAACGTATCAGTAAGTGGTACATTTAGTACGGTTAATAGTGTTACTATGGATGCTAACAATGCTGTAATCTTTGAAGGATCAACGGCTGATGCTCACGAAACAACCTTAACATCTATTGATGCTACAGGTGATAGAACAATATCTCTACCTAATGTATCTGGAACACTACCAGTTTTAGCAGTAGCTTCAGCTACAGCTATTACTTCTACACCAGAGGAGTTAAATGCCTTAGATGGCATTACTGCGGTTGTCGGAGAGATTAATGCTCTCGATATAGGTTCTACGGCTGTCGGCACAGCAGTAGCTTCTAAAGCCGTAATACTTGATTCTAACAAAGATTATACTGGCATTAGAAATTTAACCATTACTGGTGAACTCGATGCTGCTACTGGAGACTTTTCTGGTGCAGTTGATGTAGCTGGTGCAACAACAACTGTTGCTTTAACGGCTAGTGGTTTAGTTACTGCTGGTGCAAAAATAGATTTAAATGGTACTGAATTAATTTTAGATGCGGATGGTGATACATCTTTGACTGCTGATACCGATGACCAAATTCATGTTCGTATTGCTGGGGCTGATGACTTTAAGTTTATTGCTAACCATTTTAATGTTTTATCTGGTAGTAATTTAACTTTTGCTACTGACAGTATTGCTTACTTTGGTGATGGTAATAATTTACAAATTAGTTCTGATGGCACTAATGCCCTTATTAAAGAAAGTGGTGGTTCAGGTAATTTAGTTTTAGCAGGACAAACTGTTAGATTGATGAACGCTGCTAATAATGAAATTATGCTTGAAGCTACTAATGATGCTGGAGTAGATATTAGACATAATAATGTAACTAAGCTATTAATAAATGCTTCTGGTATTGATTGTACAGGTACAGTTACAAGTGATGGAGCAAGTTTAGATGGTGCTGTAGTAATTAACGAATCATCTGCGGATGTAGACTTCCGAGTAGAATCTAATGGTAACGCTAATGCAATCTTTGTAAATGGTGGCACTAATTCAGTTACTATAGGTGCTGCTGGTACAGTTCAAACTCTTGCTGGTATTCCTTTTTATTCTTCTGACAATTCTATATATACCCATGATGTTTCAGGTACAGATGATACTGCGGGGTTTAATACGGCGTATGGATTAACTGCATTAGATGCAATAACTACAGCCGATAATAATGTGGCTGTTGGCTATGGTGCTGGTGGAGCTTTAACTTCAGGTGGAGAGAATACAATAATGGGTTCTTTTGCAGTTGGCACAGGTGTTTTAACTGGTGCACAAAATGTTGCAATAGGTCGTTTAGCTGGTCAAGATTTAACTTCTGCTACTAGAAATGTAATAATGGGTTGGAGTGCTGCTAAAGAAGCAACTACTGGTGCTGATAATGTAATTATTGGTCACTCTGCAGTTGGGGCTGGTGTTCTTACTGGTGATGATAACGTAGTTATTGGAAAAGATGCTGGTGCAAATTTAACT